AAAATTTCCTTTTGAACATGCAAATCAGAAACAAGATGTGATTGAGCCATGCTTTCAGCAACACTAAATCTTTTATCCATCAAATCTAATTGCATCATTTCCATTACAATAGATGGATTTGTTAACCTAAGATTGAAATTATAAATGTCTTCTTCATCGAATCCTCTAAGATGCAAATGAATCAAACCAATTTTAGCAAGTTCTGATACAACAATTTTTTGAATTCTTTGAATAGTTCTTGCAAACTTTATATCTTCTTGGGCTAAAGTTCCTTTTCCAGATAAATCTTCTTCAGCAGTAAGATAAGATTTTGGTACGCCCATTGCGATAAATAATTTATTTTGTATGTATTCAATATCTTCTATATCACCTTGATTTGTTCCACCTGGAAGGGTTTCGATTTCAGAACCTCTATCACCACGAACTGGAAGAAAGAAATCTTCATCAATTGACATTGGATTGTATCTTAAGTCAATTTGTCCTGTACCTTCAGTTATAAGTGGCGTCCTTTTAAGTTTATCTCTAACCTGTAAAATATAATTTTCAACTTGATTTGGCGGAATATTTGCAACATCAATTTTAAATACTCTTCTTTCAGGGGCTCTAGTCATTCTATAAATTAACATAGCATCTTCAGCTAATTGAAGTTGCTTCCATATTTTTCTGCCTGAATCTAAAGCTGATCTACCGTATGGTAAAAATCTATCATCACCTAATATTCTCATATGTGATATTTGATAATTTTCGAATACTGTATTTCCTTGAGCAAGCCATTTAAACCTTAATGAATTAGGGTCTCCGTTATATCCTTCCTCTCTTTCAATTTCCATAACTGGCAATGAAATTGTTCCAAGTACACCATCTTTTTCAACAACATCTAGAAGATTAAAATGATCACCAAATTTACACATATTTCTAATCCAGTTCCATAAATGAAATTCAATATCAAGCCTTGTATAATAAAGTTCTTCTAATTCTCTTCTTATTCTATCATCTTCTGTTTCAATTTCTAAAACTACTCCACTTTCGCTATAAGTTACAGAGTCGTCTGCATAAATATCAAGTGTTTTTGCTATTTCAGGCGTTTGATCCATTTCTTCATAATCCTTTACACGTTCAGCTCTTTCAGCCGAACCAATCATCGCCTGATTATAAAGTGATGTTGCCGCCCTTACAAATGTATCAAATGCTCTTTTTTGCGCACGTTGCCCAGGACGTTCAGTAGGAACTTTATATGAAGCTCTTCTACCAATAATAATTTTTTTTAGCGAGTTAAATTTATCCGCCATTTATATCATTTCCATTGTTATGATTTTTCAATATTTTTTCTATTCTTAGTAATTGTTCTTGATCAATGCTTGGTTTCATTGTAGCTAATCCAAAATTTAATAATGCAGTTAATACTATTGCTGCTATACTTCCCCACATTGCAGCTTTTACTTTTAACGTTGCAATTTCTATTTTTATTTTTGTTAAGTTATCATTTACAGTTTCTTGCCAATCATCTATTTTTTCTAAACTATTTAGGACAAGATTTTGATATTGAGACCATTCATCATTATTTTTTTGATTCTGGTTCATTAGATATTTTTTCGCCTTTCTTTTGTAATAAGCTTTTCATTTTTTCTAAATTACCATTTGATCTGTATTTTTTGTCTGCATAAGGTTTTTCTAAACTTTCTTCTATAAATTTCTCTATAAATTTCATTTATCTTTCCTTTTTAAAGAAGCCACCTTAAATCTTCTTGTCCTGAATTTAAGTTCATTTTAAAATAATCTGGCAGTTGAGTTCTTGCATTTTCAGGCTTAATAACACCACTATCGTATGGGCTATTAGTATGTCCGATACTTTCTAAAAGCACTTTTTGAATTTCACCGCCAACAGAATTCATTCTTATTGATGTACCTCTAATAAATACGCCAATAGCTAATGCCATTATTAAATCGTCATTATAGCTATCCATAGCTTCTGGTTTTCCATTTTGAAAAACAAATGTTTCAAACTCTGAAGTTAATCTAGAAGAATGAATTATGATATCATGGTTTCTTATATCTTCTTCAATTCTTTGTATCATCAAAGGACGAGTTGTTGAAGATGTTGTAAATCCAGGTATCATATTTTTCTTTGACCTATCCCAAGGATCTGGAAAATCTTGTGATCTTTCTGAGTCAACAAATTTTCTTGTTTTATCTGACCAATATATATTGCTATACTCTAAATCAATTATTTTTTGTATCGATGCCCATCCGTTGTTGTTGTTTTCCACGACCAAAAGAGCGTTGTTATATTGCATAGCCATTTGAACCAACATTTTACCAAATAAGTCAGTCGGTAACTTGCCCTTGTATTCAGCAACTTGTTCATAATTTTCAGTATCAATGACTTGAGCGGCAGAATAATCGTTGCCATCGCCTCTAGCAACATCAGCAGATATAATATATTCTCTACCATTTTGTGGATATCTCCATATCCAAAAATTTTTATCAAAAGCTTCTTTCATTATTGGTTCGCATATATATGGATTTTGTGATGGGTTTTCTTCATACCATTTCATATCCATTGGATCAATAACATTATTACCTGATTGTAAAAAGTCACAATCATGTTCTTGGGCAAAAGCTCTTGTACCTAATTTTCTTCTTTCATTGGCAGCCCATGCATCATCACGATCTGGATGTAATGACCAGTGTAATTTGATTGGATTGAATCCTATCATTTTTCCGCCAACTTCTATTTTTTGACCAGCAATCGCATCTGAATATTGTTTATGAAACCAATTACCCATACCTTCTGGAGTGGATAGCGCTATACAATCTCCGCCTGTAGAAAGTGTTGGTTGAGCAGCAATCCATATATCATCCATACCACGAATAATTGCAGCTTCATCAACTATCAAAAGGCTCAACGCCTCAGAACGTGCAGCATCTTTCGTGGTTCCAGATGCTTGTACTTTTGAGCCGTTTTTTAATTCAACGCTTTGTCTATTATCAACACTTTGTTCTGGTTGCATCCAAACAGGCAAATTAGCAAGGAACACTTTTACTTTTGCCACTAAGTTTGTAGCTGTCTTAGCTTTTGTAGCAAGAATATAAACTTCCTTATCTTTGAAGAATGTTATCATCCAAGCAACATACCCAGCGCATAAGGTAGATAAGCCTAATTGCCTTGCCTTTAATATGATGTTGTATGAATTTTTAAGAAATTCTTTTATGCAATCATCTTGAAAATCCCATAAATCAAATTTTAATAAGCCTTTAGTTGGATGTCTTACTTTTCCATAAGTTCTTAAAAAATATATTGGGTTTTTTCTGCATTTTATGATTTCTTTAACTTGCTTGGACGTAAGTTTCATATATGCATAAGTTCCTAAATTTTTGTAGTATATAATACAATAATAAATATATCACACAAAAAAAAAGAGTCCGTTTAAGGACTCTTCTTAATTTTCAGCTTATTTTGTATTTTTATATTGCCCTATTTATCCACCGCTTGCATGCTTATTAAGATCTTTTGCTGCATCGTCTTTACTTCTGAATGATTTTTTAGAATAATCATGCGTCCATCTATTATTTTTTTTCATCATCAGATATTTCGCCTAAAAATATCTACCACCATCCTCTTCTTCATATGTAAATTCTTTTGCCTCTTTAACAATACTTCTTAATTTCATATTAATATCTCTGCTTAAATGTTTTTTCAGGAACAATTGCAATGTTTATAAAACTGCTTGTTATCCATTTTCTTATATGTCTTCTTCTTGAATTAGGCGAAACATCATGCCCAAATAAATATTCAATCTTTCTTGGGCCGCCGTAATCATCAATTGCTAAAATTTTCTTAATTTCATATGGTTCAATTAATCTCCTTACCATTCTTTTGTTTTTCTTCCTATAAGTAATTTGAAGAAGATTCATATTGGCACGTGCTTTTTTAAATAGCTGATGAACCTTTTTATTGTTTACCATAACTTATCCTTTTTCTGATAAAATAGTTAATTCATATGCAGGCTCAATAACATCATATAAATCATCTCTTTGCATTCTAGTTTGAAATTTTATATGCACCTCTATATCAAAAACTTCTGAACCAGCTTGATTGTCTTCCATACCAGGGGCATCTCCACCAGCATCTATTTTAAATGAACCAACCGGTTTAGCCTTTGCATTAAGAATTTTAATACCTTTTCTTTTGAGCATATTTTGTAAAGAAGCAACATCAGCTTTAACATTTTTTTTATCTACAATAGGAATAGAAATTATAGCTGAAAATGTATTAACTGGATCTGCTGGAGATTCTTCATTTATATTTGGATCATCAAAAACTTGATAATGGGCAAAAAGCGACATAAGATCTCTTTCATTATTTGTATTATCAAGCTGATCTAAAAATTGAATGGTCATATGTTTTTCCCATCCAACCCCTAATAGCATTGAAGTTATTAAACCTTTGACTTCATCAACTTCAGCATTATCTTGCTGTTTAACAGCTTTAATATATTGAATCGCAAGATCTCTTATATTTCCAGTATTAACTACTTCTTTTAATTTCATATTATTTCCCAATTATTAATTTTAGATTTTGCAACATCTATTAATATTTCTGATTCACCATATACAGAACCAAATATTCTTGTATCTAAAACTATAGATCTTGGATTTGTGCCATACTCAATTATAATACCTATTTTGCTTTTTCTATCTCTATCTAAGTGTCCCTTTTCTTCAGCAAATCTTATTGCAACTCTTTTTGTTAAACTTGTAGCAACAAATTTTCTTTTCTTTTCATCTTTAAAAATCATTTCCTTATCAAGATCGGTTCTTTCTCTAAATCCAATACCCCTAAATGCCTTTTTAATTTTTTTCTTTAATTGCTCATTTGTCTTTTTTAATTCTGGATATTTTTCTAATTGCTTTAATATTTTTGGAACAAGTGATTT